TCTGATTTGGCAGGCGTTGGCAAAAAGCAAGCCTTCAACAAGGCCGCTGCCAAAGCCCTCGTCGAACTCAAAGTGGACATCGAAGCCATCATGGGCTCCGACAACGACAGCCAAGTTCAATCCGGCTCGAACCCCTACAAAACCCGTGGCATCGGTGAATGGATCAAAGCCACCGCGCAAGGTGACACAGCCACAGCAGTAGATGCTAACTTCCGCACACCCGCCGCGTCGATCAACGCCACCGCGACCGCTTCTCTCACCGAGAACAATGTCATTGATGTGTTGGAGTCGATGTTCAAGGTCCGCCGCGCTCGTCGCAACTACGACCTCGTTTGCGGCACCAGCCTCAAGCGTGCATTCACGAACTTCATCCGCACTCAAACCGGATCGACAAATGTGATGTCCTCGGTTCGCACCTTTAACAGCAATGTCGATTCCAAGAAGATCACAAACACCATCGACATCTACGAAGGCGACTTCGGTGTGCTCTCGCTGCATGTCTCGACCTACCTCGCTCATGGCGCGGCAGCCGCCGTCTCGGCAGCCCGTGGCTATGTCTTGGACATGGACCTCGTGTCCATCGGGTTCAATCGCAAACCAAGAATGGAAGAGCTTGAAGACCGTGGCGGTGGACGCCGTGGCTTCTGCGACGCCATCTTTGGCGTAGCGGTCAGCAATCCGCAGGTTCTCGGCAAATTTGCCGCAACGACCTAATTCCGCCCCCCCAGCCCTTGCCGGTGGCCCCTCGTCTCAGGACAGGCCACCGGCAACCGGGCTCCCCTTTTTGACAATGGACGAACTCAAAGAAGCCCTCAGCGACCTCCCCGGCGACCTCGCCGAAGGAGCGAAAAGCGAACTCTTCGAGCAGTGGAACTCCCGCGCCGTGCAGGCCGACGCCCGCCAGCACGCCATCGCCGCCGACCACGCCAAGCAAGACCTCCGCTCCATCGAGGGCGTCGGCGCTTTGACCCTCTCCGTTGACCCCCAAATTTATCACTTCTGGAATTGGAAAGTCCCCGGCTGCTGGCGCGACTCCGATTTCATCGCCTGGTTCAAACGCAACTTCCCTCAATGCGTCGTGAAATGCGGCGGCACAGGGAAGTTCGCCATCCTCATGCCCGGCCTACGAACAGCATGACTGAATCCGACGAGCCAGACCGCGACACAAAATACTGGATCGGCCAGCTCACCGAAGCCGCCACCGATGGCGGCTGGTTCTCCTCCGTCCGCTCGCGGAACTACGACACCCGCATGGCCCTGTGGGATGGCCAATCTTCCGACGGCAAAAAGTGGCCTGAGAATTACGGGAAAAATGTTTTCCCCTGGTCTGGTTCGAGTGATTGCCGCATCCGCCTCGCCGATCTCGTCTGCAACCGCGAGGCCCAGCTTTGTCTCACCGCCACCTTCGCCGCCCGCCTGCAAATGATGCCGGTCGAATCCTCCGACGCCCTTTCCCGCACCGCCGCCGAGGCCGTGCTGAAGTGGATGCTCTTTACCCATTGCGCCAGCGACCTCCGGCGCGAACTCGAACTCGCCCTCAACATCCGCGCCACCTACGGCCTCGCCATCATGGGCGTCTTCTGGAAAACAACGACCCGCATCGAGGAAAAATCCGTCACCCTCGAAGACCTGATCGTCATGGCACAAGAGCAAGGCGACCCCGCCTCGCCCCTCGCCATGCTCATCGGCGCAATCCTCGATCCGCTCCAAGAAGAGATCGCCATCGAGATGGCCGAGCAATTCGCCCCCGGCACCGGCACCGCCGCGAATATCCGCAAGCTGCGCGAAGGCGGCACCGTCGAATACACCGAGCCCTACATTTTCGAGAGCAAGCCCGAGTGGACCGCCCTCGAACCTTTTAACGACATCATTTTCCCCACCGCCACCTACGACCTGCAACGCGCCCCCTGGATCGCCCGCCGCGAAATGGTGACTTGCGAGGAGCTGGAAGAGCGCACCGTCACCGAAGGCTACCCCTACGAATTTTACGAGAAGGCCGAGAACTACAAAGGCACCAGCCTTTGGCCGATCTACGCCCACCAGAACACCAACCGCCGCGACTCCATCCTCTGGCAAGACCACCGCGACCTGGTGGAAATCTGGCATGTCTATTCCAAGGAAACCGACGAGAAGACCGGAGCCACAAAAATCATGTGCCGGGTCATGCACCCGAATGTGGACATCTTCGCCAAAGAAGAAATCTCCCCCTACTCGCACGGCGAATATCCTTTCATCGAGTTGCCCCGCGAGCGAGTCACCCGCTGCCTCATCGAAGCCCGAGGCATCCCCGAGATCGTCAGCACCATGCAGGCGGAAATCAAAACCCAGCGCGACTATCGCACCGACCGCGCCGGAATCGCCATCCTGCCGCCCATGCGCGTGCCCGCAAACCGTGGCAAGCTCGACATCATCCTCGGCCCCGCCGTCCAAATCCCCGAGCGCCGCCCCAACGAAATCGGCTGGATGCAGCCGCCTCCTTTCGACCAGGGAACCATCGAGATCGAACGCGCCGTCCGCCGCGATGTAAACGAATACTTCGGCATGGCAGGCGAGGGAGTCGATCCCAACTATGTCGCCCTCGTCCAGCAGCACACGGTGGACCGCTGGCTCCGCGATTTCAAAGCCATCATCGGTCAGACCTATCAACTGATGCAGCAATACATGCTGCCCGTCCAAATCCTCCGCGTCTCCGGTGGCCAAGTCCTCCCTTTCCAAGCCGACCGCGAAAGCATCCAAGGCAAGTTCGACCTCATCGTGGATTGGGACGCCAAGAACCTCGACGCCGAAGCCCTCGGCGTGAAGCTCGATTACATCTCCAAAGCGGTTGTCCCCATGGACACCGCCGGAGTCATCGACCGCGCCGGGCTCATCAAGTTCATCATGGCCGCCGTCGATCCCGTCTTGGCCGACCTCCTCGTCCGCGACCCCGGACCAGCCGCCGCCATGGAAGCCAACGAAGAACAACTCGCCTTCACGAAGATCGCCGCAGGCACCGAGCCGGAACTTCCCGCCGAAGGCCAAAACCACCAGCTCCGCGCCCAAGTCCTCCAAGGCATCATCCAGGCAAACCCCGCGCTCCAGCAGCGCATCCAGCAAGACCAGATTTTCCGCGACATGATCGAAGCGCGAATGAAGGGCTTCAACTTCCAGCTTCAACAACAGCAAAACGCCCAGATCGGTCGCCAAGGCACCCTGCCCGCGTTGCAGCAAGGAGGCCCGCAGTGAAATCCATCCCCTACAAAAAAGTCCGCGATGGCGTGATCTCCCGCATGGGCATCGACCCCGACCAGCCGCTCATGGCTTCGCAGGCCACGGCGCTCGCGGAGTATTTGACGACCGCTGCCGCGACGGCTTGGACCTTCTTCGATTGGCCTGAGACGACCTACACGGAGCAGCGGGTTGTGCTTGGCACTGGCTTTGCCGAAGGCGGCTACACCTACGAGCACGATTACCAAGGCACGATTTCCTACATTGGCCGCGCTGTGCAGGGCTCGGAATTTTCCGACTTTGTGTGGCGCATCAAGCGCGTAAGCACCACGGCCAGCGGTGAGGTTTCCAATATCGACACCGCGCTCAATGTCGCATGGAACGACCGCACCACGGCCACCTATGTCGAGGATTCCGGCAACGAAGCTCCCGAGGATGCGTTGCCATACATTCCGCTCATCCAGACCGGCCAGACGCCTATCGGCAATGTTGCCGCCGTTTACGCCGACAAGCCGAGCGAGTATGCCATCACGCAGAAATTGGAGTTTGTCATCACCGGAGACAGCCTCGTCATCATCGACGAGAACTATGTCTCGGGTCCGGTGTATGTGGAGTTCTCACTACCGCAGCCGAGATTCACCTCGACCGCATTTAACGCCCCCACGGCTTACTTGCCCGGCGACCTCGTTTACTACAACACAACCGGCGATTGCTACGAGGCCATCGCCGACACAACCGGCAATCTCCCGACCAACGAGGAGTTCTGGCTACGCCACCGCATCCCGGCGTTCTTGGCCGACTACCTCAAGTTTTACGCCCTCGCCGAAACGCTTTCGGAGGACGGCCAGATGGACAAGGCCAACTACCAATTCGCCCGAGCCGAAGGAATCCTCCAGCAACGAATGGACGACGCCTGGCTCCGCAAAGGCGAGGTCCGCCGCTGGTCTGCTTCCTTCCAATAACCCCCTATTGACACCCCTCCCGATAATTAAATTACCGATATGAGCAACCCCACCGTCCAGATCGCCGCCCGCAACACCGCTGGCATTGTTCAACCCGTCCAAGCCACATCAGATGGGGCTTTACGCGTGACGACCGGCTTCGCACTCCCAGCCTACGACAGATTCCGAGTCGTCAGAATCGGCTCCACCAACAACACAGATTACACGGAATACTCCTTCGCCGGAACCCCAGTCGCCCGCATCAAGATGACTTACTTCGGCGGCGTCCCCACTACCGACAACGCCCAGTTTGAGGAGTCTTTCATCCAGTATCCGCCCTTCGCCTAATGTCCCAGATCGCCTTCGATCCCCTCACCGGCAACCTCATCAGCACGACCGCCCAGGTCGCGCAGCTCGACTCCTCGGGCCAAATCTCCGGCACGATGATCCCCGACGATTTCGACGATGTGCAGCGTTTTTCGACGATTGCCGACTTTCCCGCCGAGGGCGTCGTAGCCCGCATTTATTTTCCCGCAGATACCAACATCCCGCACCGGTGGGATGTGGACACCCTTTCCTATCTACCCATCTCGTCCGACGCGGACGGCGGTGAGTTTTAGGACTAACCACGCAGAACAACCAAACACCCCCTAACACAAATGCCCAATACCCTTCGCATCAAACGCCGCCTGAGCGGTAACTCAGGAGCCCCAGCCAGCCTCGCCATCGGTGAGTTGGCCTACAACAAGGTTGACGACAAACTCTACATCGGACTCGACTCCGGTATCGTCGCCCTCGCCGGTGAAGGCCACTTCGCCACGAACGCCGACCTCTCCTCGGAAGTCAGCACGCTGAACAGCAGCATCACCTCCGAAACCTCCCGCGCCACCGCAGCGGAAGCCGCCCTCGGAACTCGCATCGACAATGTTCTTTCAAATGTTGACGGAGCCGCCCTCGACAGCCTCACCGAAGTTGTCACAGCCTTCCAGGCCGCTGACTCCAACCTCAACGGAGCCATCACCTCCCTCGCCAGCTCGGCCACCAGCGCCCTCAACTCCGCCGTAGCGACTCTCGAAGCCGCCGACAGCGCCCTCGACGGACGCCTCGACACAGCCGAGAGTGACATCGACGCCCTTGAGAGCCGCGCCACCAGCATCGAAGGTGCCGCCTCGACCCTCGCGGGCCGCGTCACCACAGCCGAAGGCGACATCGACGCCCTTGAGAGCCGTGCAGGCACCATCGAGAGCGCCGCAACGACCCTCTCCGGTCGTGTCACCACAGCCGAGTCCGACATCGACGCCATCGAGTCCGCAGCGACCACGCTGGCTGGCCGTGTGACGACCAACGAAGGCGACATCGACGCCCTCGAGTCCCGCGCAGGCACCATCGAATCCGCAGCCACAGCTCTCACCTCCCGCGTTTCCGCGCTCGAGACCGAGATCGACGGCGGCAGCTTCTAGTAGCTCCCTTCCCCCAATAGCGGTGGCGCGGTTCCAACCCGCGCCATCGCTCCCCCTTGCAGCCGCTGAAAACTTAAAATTTAAAACTTCCCAATGGTCCTCAAGGTCAAACGCACCACCCACGCCGGCCGAATCCCCACCGCGAACCAAATCGCAACCGGAGAACTCGCCTTGAACTTGGCCGACCGGCGCCTCTACAGCAAAGACCACACCGGCGAAGTCTTCCCCCTCGTCTCCGGCCCCGGAGCCGCCATTTTCCTCCACGCCGTCTCCGGCACCACCCTCTACATCGGCCGCCTCGCTTGGACCGACTACCCCGCCACCGGCCCCGCCGAAGACGCCACCGCCTGGACCATCTACAAAATTTCCACCAACGCCTCCGGCGATGTCACCTCCGAAACCAGCGCCCTCGGAGCCTGGTCCAACAAAGAAAATCTTTCCTACAGCTAACCCCTAAAAAACCAAACGCTATGACCGCAAGCAATCCCATCATCATCAACGGACAAACCTTTGAAAAATATTCGCTGAACCTCGCCATCACCGGCTTCTACAAGCCAGACGGCCAGCCAGACGCGAATGTCGCCATGTCCCTCATCCCGACCCGAATCGAAAACGGAGTGGTCGAGCAAGCCGGAATCGAACACCGCAAAGCCGTCGTCCTCGGCTCGCTCTCTCAAGCCAGCGCCGAAGAGCAGCAAGCCATCGGCGCGATCCAATCCGCCCTCCAAGCCTACCTCGTCGCGAAAGGACTCTAAGCCATGGCCCTCATCGTATCCGCTGCGAGCGGCAATTTTAATGCCGGAGCCACATGGGTCGGCGGCGTCGTCCCCGGAGTCGGCGACGAGGCGCAGGCAGCCAACGGCCACACGATCACCATTACCGCAAATGTCACTTGCGATGAAGTGTCCAATGCTGGATCTGGTTTTTTTGAAATAAATCCAAATGTTACGCTTACGGCAAATGTAACTTCTAAAAGCACCAACACAGCAAATCGCGTTGTGCGTTTTAATTTTGCGGCACCAAATACTGCCAATATAGTTGGAATAGTCACGGGAGGAATTGGAACCAATCAAACATTTGCAGTTCAAAATTCTTCGACCGGAACTTTAAATGTTACCGGGGATTGCATTGGAGGCTCTGGCACAAACACTATTGCAGCAGCTAACTCATCGACAGGAGTTCTAAATTTAACCGGCTCCTGCACTGGAAACTCTGTTCCAGCAGCATCTAATTCATCTACTGGTGTTTTAAACATCACGGGCAACTGCATAGGCGGAACGAGTGCATCAGCATTTGGCGCAAACAACGCCTCCACCGGAACCATGCTCATCAATGGCGTGATTCAAGCCAGCGAATTTGCCGCAGGCGTCGGTGGGACAAACCGCCAGCAAGTAACGCTCCTCACCGGGCCATTTCTGATCTCGCCAACTTTCGGCGTCAACCCAATCGCCTGCACCGCATGGCGCTGGGCCTCCGCGCTGAATAACCAGACCTATCTGGAAGTCGGCACCCAGACCCTCCTGCAAAAACGCAACCTCGTCACCCCCGACAACGCGACGAATTTCCCCGCCGCCAGCAATGTGCGTTCGGGAATCACCTATGGCATCGGCGGCGTCGTCACCGGCACCTGCGTAGTCCCAAACCCGGCGCAGGTCGCGGCGGGAACGCCCGTCGATAACACGGTCGGCACCCTTGCCAGCCCATCAGCCTCTGACATCGCCACAGCCGTGTGGGGCGCAGCCAGCCGCACCATCACCGGCGGCACGGTCGATACGCTCACCAACGCCCCCGCCAGCGTCACTCCCACCGACATCTGGAGCCACGCCACCCGCACGCTCACCAGCGCCAGCGGCCCGACAGCCGTCCAAATCCGGCAGGAGATCGACACCAACTCGACTCAGCTTTCGGCCATCAAAGCCAAAACCGATGCCCTCCCCAGCGACCCCGCCGACCAAAGCCTCCTCGAAGCCGCCATTGCCGGAGTCACAGCGCCGAGCGCCAGCACGGTTGCCACAGCCGTTCGTTCCGAGCTATCAAGCGAACTCGCCAAAGTCTCGGCCCTCAACACCGACCGCCTCGCGCAATGCTCGACGGTCGCCACCACCGGCGCACAAATCGCCGCCGCACTCAGCTAATGGACGCGCACCAAGCCACCGCAAGTTTCACCGGCCTGCTTGCAACGGCGAGCGGCATCACGCTTTCCATGCTCCCTGAGCTGGAAGCCTGGCTCCGCATTGCCTCACTCCTCATCGGTTGTGCGGTCGGTCTCGCGTCCCTCTACGCAATCCTCAAAAACAAAAAGCACCCCCATGAATAAAATCCTCTCGCACTTAAAACAACCGTCCACCTTTCGCGGCCTCGCCGTCCTCGGCGGCCTCGCCGGATTAAGCCTCTCTCCCCAACATTGGGAAGCCATCGCGTCCGCCGTGGCTGGAGTCATCGGCCTCATCGAGGTTTTCCGCAACGAGAAGAAATGACCAGCCCCGCCCAAGTCGCCGCAAGCGCCCTGCTCCTCGGCTACATCTTCCTGACGATCTCATTTCTTACCGGCTGCAGCACCCTCGGCATCAGCTTGGAAACCGACTACGGGCGTTTCACCTACCAGCTCCCCGAAATCCCCGCGCTCAAGGACAAATAATCTTTCCGCCTTCCGCTTTCCCATTTCCGCCTTCTCCCCATGCTCCCCCCGAGCCGCCCCCAACAAGCCAAATCGAAAACGCAAGCCCTGCTTACCAAGGCCCGCGTGGCCGATGAGGTCGCTCTGGTGGGCATTCGCGGCTACTACCGAGACACCATGGGCAAGCCCGGCGAGAACGACCGAGGCATCTACGACGACGCCATCTTTCTCGTTTCGCCCAACGCCTACGCCACCTTCAACGCCAACACCGATCCGAGCGTGAAACGCCAAGGCATCGCTGTGCTGAAGCCCGGCGTGCATCGCTACCGCAAAGGCAAGCACGGCCTCAGCAAGCCCGGCGGCGGCTACCCCGCCCTCCGCCCCGCCACGCCTGGCGAACAACTCCCCGTGACCCGCGACGGCGAAGGCGACAGCATGGGAACCGCCATCAACCTGCACAAAGGCGGCTACAACACGACCAGCAGCGAAGGCTGTCAGACGATCCACCCCAGCCAGTGGCCCGCGTTCGTCGCTCTCGTCTATTCCGAAATGGACCGCGCCGGGCAGAAGACCATCCCTTATTTACTCGTCGAGGAGGGCAACGCATGAGCCGTCTCCGCAAACCCAAAACCTCCCCACCCAAAGACCGCGAAGCCGTGCTGCTCCAAGTCCGGCAGCTCCTCGCCGAGCACTTCGATGTCGGCATTGCCTTGGTGAGTTGGGAGGACGGCGGCGAGACCTTCTTCATGGATTTCAAATTTGGAAACGACTACGCCGCCCGCGCCCTCTGCCGCGAGGCCGACGAAATCTTGTGGCCTTACGAGCCAGACGAAGACGAGGAGGACGACGAATGAAAACATCATGGAGTTCCATAGCCCGCGAACAAGCGGACAAATCCCACAAAACCGAGGTGGACGCGCTCAAAGCCAAGCTCGCCCAATACCAAGCCAGCGTCGAAAATTTAGAGAAGCAACTCGGCATCGCGCTCTCGCTCGGCAAGACCCGCATCCGCCCGCAACCGCTCTCCGTCTCGATGAACGACAAAGCCGAGGCTGTGGCCATCGCGCTGGCGAGCGATTGGCATGTCGAGGAAACGGTCGAATCCGCCAGCGTCAACGGCCTCAACGAATACCGGCTCCCCATCGCCAAGACCCGCATCGAGAAATTTTTCAGCACCATCGCCCGCCTCACCGAGATCGAGCGCCACGGGGCCAAGATCGACGACCTCATCCTTTGGCTCGGCGGCGACTTGATGACCGGCATGATTCACGAAGAACTCGCCGAGTCGAACAGCAAGACACCCACGCAAGTCATCCTCTGGCTGCAAGACCGCCTCGCCGACGGCCTCGCCACGCTCAAGCCCCACTTCAAGCGCATCCTCATTCCGACCAGCTACGGCAACCACGGACGCACCACCGTCAAGCCCCGCCACGCCACCGGAGCCGCCCACAGCTACGAATGGCTTCTGTATCGCATCCTCGAAGGCCGCTTCGCCGACGACCAGCAAATCGAATTTCAAATTGCCGACAGCTACTTCAATTTCATGACCGTCTTCGACCGCCGCCTCCGCTTCCATCATGGCGACGGCCTCAAATTTCAAGGCGGCATCGGGGGCCTCACGATCCCTACCGAAAAGGCAATCGCTTCATGGAATAAGTCGCCCAACCGAGCCGACCTTGATCTTTTCGGGCACTGGCACCAATACCAGCAAAACCGGCACTGGCTCTGCAACGGCAGCCTCATCGGCTACAACGCCTACGCCCTCTCAATCAAAGCCAGCTTCGAGCCCCCCACGCAGACCTACTTCCTCCTCGATAAAAAGCGCGGACGAACCATGACCTCCCCCATTTACTTATGAGCTGGAAATCCCTCGCCAAGCGCACCAACAGCCTCCCCGAAGGCTGGAGCACCCCCGACGAAATCGCCGCCGACCTCGATTGCGAAATCTCCGAAGTCGCCAAAATCCTCGCCGCCGCCATCCGCGACGGCCAAGTCGAGAAGCAGAACTTCCCACACTGGCAACCCGGCAGCCGCCAACTGCTCTATCAAACCGGCTACCGCCAACGCACGGCTGGCACCAAAACCTCCCCCGCCGCAGCAGACTCCATCCCCGGCATCCCCGCCGACCTATTGCCAAAAGTCCGCGAGAAAATCCTCGCCCACCCGCACAAAACCGCCTCCGGCATCCGCGACCTTTTCAGCTCAAACAACCGCCGCCGCCTCAGCACCCCGGCCATCCGCACCCTCCTTGACAAACCTCCCCACAATAAAAGGTAGATGCCCGATGACCAAACAATCGTAGAAGGCGACGCCGGATTCCTCGGCATGGCCAGCCGCCTCAACCCGCTGCAACTCCAGCCGGGGATGGTGCAGTATTGCGAAAACATGCGCTTGGACCGAGGCGTGGCGCAGACGCGTAAAGGCGCCAAGCGGCTGGGAGAATCCATCGGCTATATCGGCGAGGCGCTGACCGTTCCTTTCCAACTTGGAACGGACAAAACAATCTCCTCACTGACTCGCGGCGGCAGCGGAAACCTCACGGCCACGGCCACTCTCGCCGCGCATGGCTATGCTGATGGAGACCGCATCAACATTCGTGGAGCCTCGCCTGCTCAATACAACGGAGACTTCTACATCGCGGTCACCGGCGCAAATACCTTCACCTACACGATGGCTGCCGACCCCGGCGCAAATGCTACATCGCAAGGGATTGTTGTGGGGAATCAAGTCACATTTTCTAACTTGCCCGCTGGGTCAGGATTCACGGCGACCTATCTAATTTCGGACACACCGTCAAGCACGACACTTTATTTATCTGATATCAATGGAAACGGCATCGCCGTGAGCAATTCGTGGATCACGCCTGGAATCTCTAAAATCAACATTTCGTCAGGCGGTTCTTACACGGTGACAAGTTTGGCAAGCGGCCTAATAACGGTTGCCGGACCTTCTTTTATCGCCAACAAGGGGCCGATCATCCAAAC